GATAAAAAAGTAGTAATCCTTGTTGTTTTTTGCCTTGAGATATTCCAACAGCCGGTTATATTCCTCCTCGGTCGGCACATTGTTCACATCAAGTTTGCGCTTTATTTTGGGACGCTTCAGTTCTATAGGCTTCTTCAGCCATTTAGAGAATCTTTCAATTGCTGTAATCCGCAAACGGATGGTAGCGGGAGATAATTTTTCTTCTTCAAGACTTTTTATAAACCTCCTGCAATTATCCATGTTTACCTCATTGGCGTATTCGAAATACTTCTTCATGGATGTGTAATATATATAAACTGTATGAGAAGAGTAATCATTGTTGTCAGTCAGCCATATAATGAAATCATTAAGTTGTTTCTTGTTCTTATCCGAAATGACATCAAGTTTTTCCAAAGGTTTCACCGCCTTTTCCCTTTTCCCATATCCGATGTTGAGAAAGGATAATAGATCGCATATAGCTGAACACATTAATGAATGACGCACCATGACATCAGCATTTTCACGTTTGTAATTCAAATAGCCACGGCGGTTCACTTCTTTGGCCATTTCTAAAAAATCCGTGACATGCTTGATATATTTCCCGACAGTATCATAAGTCCTGCCTGTTGTGTATAAGTAAGAAATATAATCAGTTAATATCTTCTGCCTATCATTATTCATAATCTTGTTTAATTAAATTATACCAATCATTGCTATCTTCAAAAAAACATCTGTATCCATTAGCCGTATGTTTGCCTCTCACTTTCCGACATATAGCACTGATCAAAGAAGGAGCCACGCCAATCATCTTACCAGCCATTTGTATCGAAGGGAATACTCCACATAATTTCTCATCCTTTATCAAAACAACGCTCTTTTTATTCATGCCTGCACCAGTCTTATGCCAAGCCCCACGTCCTTTAGACAGATTTTTTATACTTCTGGCCTTGGAACGTTTTGAATGATAAACCATTTTACGACCCTTGTTGTGAGAAACACAACCCTTTAAAAATCGTCCGGTAATAAAGTCTCTCTCAAATCGCTCAGGCGGTATATATAATTCACTCATATCTTTCTTTGATTAATTCAAACCAAGCAGCTTCTTAGTTGTGTCAATGTCTATATAATTTATCCAGCCAGCTTTGTGCAATTCAATAGCAGCTTCTCTGATTGTTATATTACCAGATTCGATTTTTTCTTCTAGTGAATTAAGGATATTCTTAATCCTTAATGCTTTCATCTCAATTGTTTCCATTCTTATTTGTTTTGAACCATTTTCCTGATGTCAGGTAAATGGTAATTATTGCTAATTAAATTCTAATTGTATTATCAGTCAACTGTTAATCAACTTCCACTAAATCACCGTTTTCCAGTCATCAGCAGTTTTCATGATTTTCTAAACAGGTGGCTGAACGCATTATCCAAATCCAAGTCCAGATTCAGTTTGGATGGGAAAGATTTAATGTATTCGTACATCTTATAAGCGAGGTTGTCATCATCACCGCACCTATCAATCAGTGTGAGCAACATGGCGTTCACCATGTCAGAATCATTGCCGAAGTTTTCCTGAGTGGATTCGCTGTAATGATTCACATCACTTTTCAATCTCTTTATCGCGGCTATGGCTGTGTTGAAGTTTCTTTTTGAATCGTGTCTGAGTTCAAAGCCTTCTTTCTTATATTGCTGCTGCATTTCTAGAAGGTTGGTTTCTAAAATGTCCGTGAGGACAAATACGATGTTGGTTATCGTATTCAGTTTGTCTGTTCCTTGCATGATCGTGTATTTTTTAACAATTATTCTATTTGATACAAGCTATTTTAAAGCCGTACAATGAATTTTACTACATGAAAGCATCAACTACAGGCTTTCTTGTTGAAATTCTTGTCACAGGGCAGGGAATGCGGTCTATCGTCCTCTTTCTTCGCCTTATCAATCCATCTTTGAAACTTGGCAGCTACAAGAGGACAGTGGATGCGCAGGTTTCTGTCGCGTTCCGCTTCCCATTCACGTATCTTTATAAGCGTTTCGGTATTCATTGAAATAATGTTTTTTGAATTCTTGATAAAATGTACTTGTTAGCATCATTGTAGAAATTCCTGTCGATCTCAAAACCGTATGCCTTTCTTCCACATTGCGCAGCAGCCAAAAGCGTACTTCCACTTCCAGCTACAGGGTCTATAACTACATCACCCTTATCGGTGAAGATTTCAATCAGTCTACGAAGTAAGGGAATAGGTTTCTGTGTTGGATGTACTTTAGGATTATCATCATCTCTAACCCAGTCGAAGCAGTTGAATATCATCCTTCCATCATTATTGAATTTCGGTAGTTTATCTCTATATAACAACAAACCGTATTCACAATTACCAACAATCTTCATATTGGCTTTTAATACTTGTGCGGAAAAGTTCTTACGGAATACCAACGGAATGTATTTCATTAGCCCGTACTTCTTACCAAGTTCTATGAACATGAACTGCTGTTCGTATTCGCAGAATATTATCATGCAAGGGGATTTACCGGGTTTCTTCGGTTCTTTTACCATCATGTCACTGCAAAAATGCATAAACTCGGCAGGGCGGAATTCATTCTCTGAATTAAAAAACTTTTTCCCTGCAAGATCGCTCTCTCCGTTTTTATTATCCCCATTTTTATACCATGAAGGATTGCTTGCATAAGCATTAGTACCCAAATTATAAGGTACATCCGCTATAATCAATTGTGCTTTAGGTAATTGATAGCTACGAAAATTTTGAAATGAATCTCTATATAGTTCAATATCTTTCATAATTACTTCTTTAAAAAACTATTGCATATTTGCCCATATCTGTCACAAGCACACACTCTATGCCCTTTAGCCTTACAATACGCAGAATTATCCCCAAAGTCTGAGGCATTCTTGCAATTCCGGCATTTGACATATACAATTTCCGGTTTGACTTTCTTTGGCATACTCATGGTGACATCAGCATTTTTCTGGCTTTCTCATCTCCGGATTCCGCCCGACGTTTCATTTCGTTGTACAAAGTCAAAGAAGAATATCCTTCAGGTGGAATAAATTTTCTGTTCTCTATCTCATTCTGCACCCTTTTTCGGTTTATCGCGTCCAGCTCATAATTCCTTTCGGAATTGAACTCCTTGAAGAAAGCATTGCCTATTCTTCTGGCATCAAAGGATGCGAATGAATTATCATACTTCCCAGCCTTGTAGCGTGCAAAAAACAGCATCAGTTCAGAAAGCTTGTAAGCCTTGACCTGTGAGGCAAAGGACTGACAAAAGATTCTTATCCCATCGGCAACGCCCTTTTCTTTGCTGTTGGAAGCTCCGAATATGCCGGACACCTGTATGTCAATCCAATATTCGGAAGAACCATAGCCGTAAAGCGCATCATACTGCATCAGCGATGGACAGTCTGCCATATAAGCTTTTTCCGGGTTCTGAAGGACATACCCCCACTGGACCGGTGAAAATACTCTTTCAACCTCAGAACGGTCTTTCCATTTGGTCAGCCAAGCCTTCTTCGAGGTCTCGCTTATGTTGTTGTAGCAAGCTAAGAGCGTAGGCGTTAGCTTCCTGTTTGTCTGTATAATTGCGCCTATTGTTGTTTCCATTGTTCCGTTGTTTTTCAAGTTCAATTTTCAGCCATCGGGCAAAATGCGATTTTGCATCTTGGGGTGATTTAACAGTTTCTCCCTCGTTTTGGAGCTTCATAAAGAACTTCTCCAAGTAATCATAAAAATCAGGAGGCTCGAAATCCTTATACCCACATAAACGAGTATTCATGCAGACAGCTTCCATCCATGAACTATTCGACTTCAATTCTTCATAGCACTCATCCAACCCTTTTTCAAAAATCCCAGTCGGAATTTCTTCATACGCGCGCGGGGGAGAGAGATAATTATCTTTGTCTTTATCTTTGTCTAATGCGCGTACATTATACTGTAAGGGCTTAGGTTCAACTTTAGGTTCATGGTTAGGTATAAGGTTAGGTACTACTTTAGGTTCAACTTTAGGTGTCAAATTTTGATAGCTAATCTGATACCTTGTTTTATCCCGTTGTCCTTTTCCGCCTGATTTGAATGTGATAAGACCCGCCTGAACTAATCTGTTACGTGCTGATTTCATTGAGTTGACCGACACTCCCACGTCAGATGATACCTTTGTATCACTACGCGTCCAGCTATCCACCCAGCCTAAACGATTCGCTGTTTTTAGCAAGTAAAAATAAAGCCTCGTTTCACAGCAGGTAAATTCCCAGTCTTCGTCAAGAGACCAAAACCTATTTATCA